ACCCAATACGCTCCATGTGCTGCCCCCATTGATAGCCGTTTATTTGCATCGGCTTGGCAAAATATGGAATAGATGCACTAGCCACAACAAATCGCACAAATCGCTCGTAATCCATGCCCATACTTAAGTTGTCAGCGTAATATGTGCCTGAGTTTAACAAGTCAATATTCTTTGCCGTGACAATTACTTTGATACCCTCTTTTTGTAACGCTCTAAAATGTTCTGGCTTGAAGTATTTGCGAATCTTTGAATCAATGCCTTTGCTAATGTCGTAAAGATAGTTGCGCTTTGTTCTGAGCATATTGATGGCAGCTAACGTCATCTTAGCCCTATTCAATTTACCTTTCTTAGTCCATGGTTGAAACCACCCATACATTTCCCTATTCGTGGTGTTTGAATACTCGTGAACTAGGTATTGATAAAACTTGGAATCTATTTGTCCTAGTGCTAAAAATAATGCTATTAGTGAACCCGTTGAGGTACCAACATAGGCATCATATTTAATCTTAGCTTTCGTGTGATAGCCCACCCAATACGCTCCATGTGCTGCACCTCCTGCAAATAAACCTGCTTTCATTTCCTTGCGTTTCTTTCTTTTATCGTTTTGCGTGCATGGCAAGCCGTACACAATGTCTGCAAATTATCTATATCTTCTCGGTACTTTTCAAAATCTGGGTTATCCTTTCTCGCCAGAATGTGATCTACTTGGTTGCCCTCTTTGGTTAAACCATGTCTCAAGCACTCCTGACACAAACCCAAATCTCTGTTTAATACTTGTTGCCGTACACTTCGCCAGTATGAACTTTGTAGGTACTTTATATCAGCAGTACGCTCTGGTGTAAACTCACCTCTTGTGTTTTCTGGCGTTTGTGGTAACCAGCCTGCTTTCATTTTGTTTTTTTTTATTGTAGCCATTAGCTTTCTAGTGTCCCTTCAAAACTGTATGTTTCATCCCCAGATGTTATGTATATCTTGCCGCCCGTGTGTGCTACAATTAAAGTCCCATTAGCCCCAAATCCCCCCGTGCCTGGAGTGCCGCTATAAGTTGTCACAAATGTTTGACCCCTAACTATACCACCGCTTTCTACAGTTTTTTGAAAATCAAACATCACTAGACACCCAGCTGGTAAATCTTCCGCAGGTGTTTGGCTTACTACACTTAATGAAGTAGCCCCACCAGTAGCGTTTGCCGACAATGTAAAGCTATCCATACTTCGTAGTGTTACTGGGTGTACTATCTCTATAATGTCATCTTCATAAATATCTCTATCTAAACTATCAATACTAATGGAAGTAATTGCACCACCTGATACAGTATAAGCCGTGTCAGTATTTGCAAGTGTCTTATTAATCAAAGTAAACATTGCATCACGATTGTATCTCCCTTGCCCGTATGTATTTTGTTTTGGCAAACCTATTTTGTCATTGCCTCTGTAAACCCATCCATCACCATCTTCCTCCACTATACTAACTCCGCTTGTGCTATGGTTCACCTCAACCCATTCGCCATTTAACTCGTCACGGTTACAATTCATCGTGCCACCGTTAAATACATATTCTTGAGAATCGTAATAATACGAGTAATGTGGCTTGACTTCTTTATTACTTCCAGCCACCATATCTGTTGGTAATTTTATGGTGCATTGTAGAATATCAACCGCAAACCTTTGTAGGCTCATTGTCTCTAAGCAAAGTGTTCTGATTAACTCAACATCACTAGAATAGTCAGCATCCCAACTACTAGCAAATTGCCAGGTAGTCCCATCGTACACCTCCAATGTGTTTACATTGCTTAACTCCAAACTAATATCATTTACTATTGGAGTCCCCCAATCTTTAACATAACTTAATATCTTCGGATCGCTTCCAGCCGATATTTTTGGATTCAATACTTGCAACTGAGTTTCTTGGATTAACTCACCATCTTGCAACATTTGTATTTGTATAGGGTGAATATTTATAAAATTAGCAGGTGACCAAGTCCCAACTGTCGACCATACGGCTGCTATCTCACAACTAGATGCGCTAGTAAAAGGTATTTCTGGAGACTCAATGTCTACATAAAGAATACCATCACTATTTGCTATGTCGCTATAACTCCAGCTTCTATCCACTCTATCTGTTGCAATTGTTGTCCATTCAATCTTGTCTGGTGTGCTTAAATTTGATTTTAATCTATAAGTACCACACTCCACTTTTAACTCTAAATCAAGTCTAGTCGGAAGAGAACTAAATCTATTTGGAACGTCAAACATAACCCTGATGGTCATTGATTTCCCACTAGAAGTTCCACCTCTAACCGTACCCATTTGAACTTCTTGGATTAATGGAGTTGTAGAAGATGTTAACTCTTGAATGCCACCGCCACTCTGAGCGATTAACGCTCTCGGTATAGAATCTAAACGAACCACTTGCAATGCTGGTTTATAGGACCAACGCCCATCGCCCAACCTTTGCACCTCCGAACCTTCAGTTTGTCGGTTATTCGGGCTGCCATGTGAAACAATAGATAAGCTTTTGCTAATTGACCTAACCTTATGACTCCCGCTTGTAAAGTTTCTCACTTGTTGTATTTGGTAGCTACCATCTACCATCATCATGCGACAACTAAAAAGCTGCAATATGGAAGATAACACCTCACTACACATGACTGGTCTGTATGTCGGAAGAGTTATAGTCCTCAATCCTCTTTGTACTACTTTCTCGCCAGCTACCTCATCTGTGATGAACAAAAACCTATCGCAACGAGTATTTAATAACGGGCTTTGATTCGTGTCAAATGTACCTCCAGTAGTTGGCATTTGTGTTTCGTAAAACTCGCAACTCTCCTTAAAATAGGCATCACTAGCACCCCAGTATTGACTTAATCCATTATACTCCAATGCTTCAAATATGTAGCCTAGCATTGACGTTTGTGCTGGGTTAGCCGCATCTGTCGCAAAGTCAAATTCAATGTCAGCAAGTCTACCGATGCCATCAATAGCTTGTATCGTTACAATTCTAGGCTTTGGCTTATCCTCCCATGACAACTGGTCAACTAAAACAACACCAGCCCAATATAGATTGGATTCTTTTTCAATAACCATGTGGAATTGATCCTCGTCACCATTCTTTATAGCACTTATCAAGCTATCAACCGCAGTTGAATCATTTATAAAGCTAAATGCAGCCCTACTAGCTTTTAGTGGTTCTAACAAGTCATCACCTTGACTTTCCCAGGTTATATTTAAATCGTGTACTATTACATCAGTAACGGTGCTGGAATAGCCTAAGTTATAAATATACACCTCCCAGTTACCGCCGTTATCACTATAAAATTCACCTTTTATCTGTACACCCATTATTTTCTTCTAGTTCTGCTTATTGTGCCGTGTTGTCTATTTGAGCTTAAAACTATATCTCTACCGTACACTACTGTCTCAAGTGTCATTACATCGTTACTAGTGCCGTATGTGCTACCGCCACCCATTCCCGTGCTAGATGGATTAAATGTGCTTCCAACACCGTACGAACCATCAGCAGCCGATCCAACCTTAGTCATGTGTTGCTTTATTGCTCCACCAATTGCCACAAGTGCCGCACCTGCCGCTATTGCCGTTATCGCTCCAGGAATACCTAGGCTAACCGACTTTAAGAGTGCCAAACGTGCCACACCAAAAGCCATTAACATCTTACCGAATTCACCCAAGAACTGTCCAAATGAAGCGAGTAGATTTTCACCGAATCTATCTATCGCCTTTGTGCTTCCAGCCATTTCCTGACCTAGTGCATCAATAAACCCAGCGAATGAATCAACAATGAAATTTTGCAAAGAGTTGCCAATGTTTTGCATGGTAGACTCCCATTTCCTAGCTAATTCTTCTGCTTTAAGCCCAACACTATCAATTAATGGTTCAATGTTTTTTAGTTCTGGTTTTAATTCTTTTACCCCATCTTTCACCTTTTTCAATGAATTTGCCCATCTCTCTGTGCTTAGCCCAACTGCATCCATTGACACCAATGTACTTGACTTTCTACCGCTACCGCCACCATCGTCTAAATCTAGGCTTGTATCAGTTTTCTCAACTACCCCTTTTACTTTTATCTTTATAGGGTTTCGGCTTAGTGTCTGTGCTTCGTTCTTAACCGCATCTGCAAATTCTTTAGCATCTTGCTTCATTGCATCAAATGACTCACTAGCTTTTTTGCTAATGTCATCAAATGCCGACCCCATGTTCTCTTTAAACGAACTAGATGCACGGCTAAAGCCTTTTTTGATCTTGTCAATGTCCATTGTGAACACCCCAGCGATTAACTCACCTAACCCACCAAAAAAGTCTGCTATGCTCCCACCTATGCCCTTTACTACCGACCATAAAGAAGTCAATGCAAGTTTACCGACCTCGTAAAGCAATTTGAATGTTAGTGCTACTCCGTTAATGCCAACTCTGAGCGATTTAGAACTATCGTAAACCTCCCAGAACTTGTCTGTAATTTTATCCCAGTTCTTTACTATAAGAACACCAGCCGCTACAACCGCAGCAATAGCAACACCCCAAAGCCCCATTGATACAGTAACACCAGTTAATGCAATTTTTAATGCTCCTAATGCTGGTAACATTAAACTAATGCCCATTAATAACGGACCAACTACTGCCGCTAATCCCGCTATGCCAATTATTATCTTTTGAACAGTAGGGCTTAAATTAGTAAACCCATCGGCTAATTTTGTGACTGTGCTTGTTAAACTTTCTATTATCGGTTTTAAGCTATCACCTATCTGAATAGCCGCCCCCTCTAATGCACTCTTTAACCTCAGAAAAGCACCCATCAAAGTGTCATCCATTGTCTTTGCCATTGCTTTGGCACTGCCCTCCGCATTTAAGTAGGCATTCGACAAGTCACTTAACTTTGTCTCGTTTTCCGCTAGTATAATTGCTGCTGCTGCTGCACGTTTATCAAATAGGTCGGTAGCCGTTACAGTCTTATTTGTACTGTTTCGGATCTGCTCCATTGCATCACTAAATGATATGCCCTTAGTGCTTAACTCAATAAATATTTGTCTTAAGCTGGTTCCAATGGTACTTGCTTCGACACCTGCATCTGCTAGTGCAGACATCATTGATACAGTCTGCTCAAAACCAAATCCAGCCGCCTTTGCTATCGGTGCTATCTTTGACATCGAGACACTAAACTTATCAAGGTCTAAACCAGATGAACTAAATGACTTCGCCATTACGTCAGCAACCCTACCACTTTCTTCCGTAGCAATCCCAAAACCTCTCATGGTGTTGGCTGCTACCGTTGCACTTTGCGCTAAGTCCTCACCAGATGCCAATGCTAAATTGAGTATCGCTTCCGTTGATTGTGTTATCTCCTTTGGCTTAAAACCTAGCTTCGATAAGTTCAATTGCAACTCAGCTACTTGTGCAGCCGTGTATCTAGTTGTTCTACCAAGTTCTAGGGCATTATCATTTAACGCTTTAAACTCAGCACCAGTAGCACCACTAACTGCTCTAACCTTTGCCATTGACTGCTCAAAGTCCGCAGCTAGTTTAACAGATGCAGCCCCAACCAAGCTAAGTGGCACAGTCAAAGATCGTGTCATAGATTGACCTAGTGACTTCATCTTGCGGCTTGTCCTACGCATCTCACGCTTGACATTCTGCATATCGGTACTAAATTTCTTCAGGTTAGCACCTATCGCAATATTTATTCTATTCTTAGCCATTTAGCCCTTTTTTAGCTTTAAAGTTGTCAATTATCTCCTTCATCTGCTCAAAGTCAGTACCCTCCCAAGGAAAGCGAGCAATTTTCTCAAGTGGTATTTGCTTCTTTGGAACGTTCACTTGAACTATCCACCGTGCAATCCATCGGGCTTGCTCCCACCCAGTTCTGTAATTTCGCTCGTCACGATCAGCTTTCGCCTTTATAGCTATGCTGAATTCTCTAAGCGTTAAGTTATAATAATCTGGGATTGACCAGTAGCTTGCTTGTTGTACTACCCAATCCCAGAAAATTATTTTTTTTTAGCGGTTGCTTGTTTGTCCGCCCCATTGACTTTCTCCATTAAGGACTCCATCTGAGACGTCATAATTTCGCTAACCTTCGAGATGCAACTTGGGTCATCATCAACCAGGTTCATGACTTCGTTTTCCGTTATTCTTTCGTTGCTTTGCTGCTGACGATAGCCAGCATTAATAGCAATCGGTAGAACTGTTAAAACAAGTGTCATGATGCCTACTTGGTCAATGTGTTCGATAGATTTTCCAGTCTTTGACTCAATTGCACTCAACCCACTTATTGTTAATCTAAATGGGTAGTCATTTCCGTTTATTGTGATGGTATTCATAATCTATTAAGATACTGTGCCTTTAGTTACTGTGCCAGTTGGTTTCAATGATACTTCAAATCCTACTGCCGTGTCCATTTCTGCCGTACGGTTTAAGCTAGTAACATAAGCCGTATAGCTATAGGTTACGTCACCAGATACTGTACTTGCTACTAATACAGTCACAGAACTGCCAGCCGCATAAAGGTCATACAAGTCCTCATATCCGTATGTCGCATCTTCTGCGAAGTACCCACTTGCTGAGATTTCGCTACCTCGTAAACCTGCGATTACTTCTTCTTGACTTGATGAATCTTTAGTTGTTACGTCAATAGGACTCATTGAGTGAGACTCACTATGTTGTAATGCGTGTGTTAAAACTGTGCCTCCGAAAGATATTTCTAAAATATTTCCGTTAAATTTTCCTGCTGTTGCCATTATTCGTTGTTGTTTTCGTTTTCTTTTATTTGTTTAAATTGTGTTTCATCGGTAGTTTCAGTCTCCTGACCTACTACCTCAAAGTCTTTATACGGATGCCCTTCATGAACACTTATAATAGTGCCTTTGGCTATCTTTTTCCCATTCGGCTTCTTATACGCCTTTGTTAGTCTTATTTTCATTTTATGTGTATTTATACCAAATTATGTACCCTTGTAAGGTGTAATATGCTCTCGTTTCTGGATCGTAGTCAACACTACTTTGACTGTCGAATCTAGCACGGCTAAAATCAAATCCCGTGTAGCTTCCAGTTGCTAAATCTAATGCTTCTCGTGCTGCATCGGCTATCTCTATCGCTTCATTGTAGCCACTTGCATAAATGTCTACCTCTAGCAACAAATCACCGATATTATTAGCTTGCTTGTCAGGTGTAGGTATTTGACCGCTTCGATTAAAAACGATATAAGGTAATGAACCATTCTGCGGAGCAATACCCCCGTAGATGTTACTACACAAATCAGTCAATGTACTGTTTGCCTTCAAAATGTCCCCTATTGCATCTTCAAATGTCATCTTACTACTTCAAATCCTAGTTTGCGCTCTTTGTGTTCCAAATATTTCTTAACCTCTGCACTCATTTTGTTGCCTATAATCGTTTCAACAAACGAAAATGTGCGCTGCATATAGTGGTAGTTTTTATTGCTCTTTTTTATGTTGCCAGTTGCGTAGTTTACAAAGTATCCGTAGTAACCAGACCCCTCTGCTTTTTTAGCTTGTGGACCAATGTACACCGTTGCACCTTCTTTGTTACGTCCAGTAAATATCTTAATGCTTCTTCGTAGGTTTCCTGGTTTATATTTTATGTTGTTGTTTCGGTGATACGTTACAGTTCGTTTAGCATCCTTTATTTGCCGCTTCATTATCTGTTGTGGCTGCTTTGCTTGTGGTCTGAATATCTTTAGCAATTCACGACGTTTAACGCTATCTTCTAGCTTTTGAATGCTATCAATAACCTCGTCAAAACCTTGTATGTCTATGCTAAAATTCACTAGTATTTAGTTATGGTTTCAATCTCCAAACGCTCTCTACCTAGTTCTCTAATCCCTTGTATCTCGTATGTTACACCATCTAACACAAGTTGATCCTTCAACGTCAACCCCGAAACTGGTCGTGCCGTTTTCCAGATTGTATACCTATCGCCAGTATTCTTATCTTGCTCCATGCCCTCTGATACTCTTTTATCTTGCTTGCTCATGTAGCATTTCTGCCACTCTGCAAACGTCTCAACGGGTGCATGACTCGCATCACTTGTCACCGTTGGTCGCATAATTGTAACTAGCCGTGTATATCTACCAATGTCCCACATTAGCCAAAGTCTTTTAAACTGTTATTCGCTAGTATTATGTCAACGCTCTGTGGTATCTTATTCTCGTTCACGCTCATTCCAGCCGTTTGACTGTTTCGATTGTTGAACGCATCCGCTACCAATATTTTTAGGCAATGGATTAAGTCATCTGGTATATCAAACTGATCCGCATATCCAGCCGTGAAAGCTATCTCTATCGCATCGTATCGGTTATCTTGCAAGGTTGGTTTTTCTAAAAACTTTATCCTCGCAAAGTTGCCATTGATTGAATAAAAATAATCCGTACCGTCAACCATTGTTTGCTGCACTCCATCAGCATCGTAATACTTAATGCTATCAAGTGACGTTACTGGGTGCATCTTTATTTTGATATCGCAATCATCTTTATAATTGCGGTAGTCTCGGTAATAATGGTGATTGTAGCTATATTCTCCGTTGTAATTATTCCAGTCATCCAGATAAGCCGTATAGCTTGCACTTTGTACAACTTTCCAGGTACGTTGGAATATGAACTCACAAGCCGAATTAATATAGCTAGCCACTAGGCTATTTTCATCGTCATAACCCAATAGTCTTAGATGCGTTTTAACGGCTTCTAATCCTATCGCTAACCCTGCTGGCTTCTGTGTTCTTACTATTCTCATATCGCTTTAAAATAAGGGGCTAGGCTTTTCAGCTTCGCCCCCATCACATTTATTACCTACTTCTCAGTTTTCGCTTTTCTACCTTGCTTCTTTTCGGCTTTTATCTCAGTAGCAAATCCAGACTCAACTAGTTCTTTGCCTAGCTTGTCAGATACTTCTACCTCTTGACCTTTATAAGCCAATACGCCAAATTGAAACAACGGTTGCTTTGCTATTACCTTCATTATGCGCTCAATGAAGTGAATTTAACAAATGCAGCACCTTGAACTAGTGACCAGTCAACGTTAGAGTTAACTACCAATCGTACTTGGTCGTTACCTGCTACTGTATAAGGGTCAACTAAGATGTTAAGACCACCCCAACGTCCGAAGTGAACTCTTGAGAAGTCCCCGAAGATACCGTCACCGCTTGTTCCTGCTACCTTAGTACATCCAGTGCTAAAGAAAGCGTTCATTCCGTTGATTGTGTATCGGTTGTAACCACCAGCCGTTACAGTTGGAGTAATACCCGCTACATTTACACCCGCTAAAACATCAGCAATCAACTCAGTTGAAAGAATGTAAGAGTGGTTTCCAGTTAAGCCGTGATCGTTTGCAACTGCTCTAAGACCAGACAACAAATCTTTAGGAATTGACACCCCGTAAGAGTAAGATGCTTGCTCAGTGAACGTCAACACACCAGAAGTAGCCGCTAGTGCGCCTGGTGCGTTAGATACGCTTGAAGTAGAGAACATAGCCGTGTTGATTAACTCAGCTTCTGAACGACCTAGGTCAGTCATTACTGCGTTCATTGCAGCAGTTCCGTTTTGTGCTAAAACTCGGTTAGAAACGTCAACGTAACCAGTCAAACGTACTGGAGCAAGTGTGTCTTTCGTGAAATTCGCCCCTCCGTCTGCTGCCGCCGAATTCTCTGCCGTCGCCCACGCGAGGGTTTGCTTTGCAGTAACTGGTAACTTCATGTCACCTGACAACCCAGTATAAACATTGATACCTGGCACGTTAGCGTAAACCGCATTTTCACGAAGTGCTTCAGTATAACGTCCTACCGTTACTGGCTGGATAGCTGAAGTAGTTTGATCAATGTCAGTACGTTTTTCTGTGTACTTGCTAGGAATTACGATTCGTAGACCGCCAGACTGAATACCAGCTTCACGTGCTTCATTCACACCTTCACCAATCAATTCTGCTTCTGCTCCTTCCAAACGTCCTTTTTTAGCCAAATCTCTAACCGCTTTGCCCATGTCAAAAGAACGTAGCATAGTGTTTTCGTCTTTGCTAGTGTCTTGAGTGCCTTGTGCTGGGTTGAAGTTTTGACCTTGGCGGCTTGCAACATCTTTCAACGCTGCTTCTCTCTTTTCTGCCTTTTCAATGTCATCAGAAAGTGTTTCCATACGCTCTACTAGGTTGTCAAATTCCGTTGCATCTGCTTCGGTCATTTCTGAACCTTCGTATTTCTTGCGTAATTCCGTGATCTGGCTATCAACTGTTGATCGCTCCTCACGTAGTTGTTTTGAATTTTTCATTTAAATTTTCGCTCTTAATTGTTTGTATTTGCGCTCTGTATCGGTTACAGACCGCATATCTTCTTTTTTTTCAGCTTCTTTCGCTGATTCTAAATCTCTTTTTGCTACCGTTGTGTCTGGGTAAGCTGGTACTGTTACTGGTCCTAACTCAATAAGCCTTTCAACTTGCTTGATAGTACGCTCGTCCATTCCATCTTCACCCTTTTTCCATTCCGTGCCGCTTTCTGACACTGTGAACATGAAACTAGACCCCTTTACATTGCCTACTCGCACGTTTTCCAACAAATCATTGCCAGCCGTTGTATTAGGTGCTTCAAACTCATATCTCAGTCCGTAATCGTCAACCGATAACCGCAAAGTATCAGAATCTGCTCGTGCCAAAACGTTGTTGAAGTCATGGTTGAATGTCGCAATCACACCTGACATATCTACGTTGTCAAATGCAGTTCGCTCCATTTTCTCTCTGAACCAGCCTAAATTGCTAGACCATTTGTTGAATACTGCACCGTATCCAGTAATTGTACGGCTTTCCGTGCCGTCCTCGTTCATTCTTATTTCTATTGCGCTTTCAAACGCTCTTTTTTCTGTATTACTCATTTCCCCCTCCATTATTAGGTTTATAATCGTCTCTTTCGTTAAAAGGTACTTGGTTATTTATACTCAATAGGTAGTCATCAATACCACCTTGCAAATCTTCCATATTTCTTGCTTCGCTAGGCTTCAACCAACTGTTCTGGATGCCTTTTGCGTAGAACTCACCACGTGCTGCCATGTCGCCACGCATCAAACCATTAACGTCATAACGCCATTTGTATCTCATGCGTTGATCTTCGCGCAGTAGCTTTTTATTTTCTTCTTCGAATTTGTGTACATAGTTCATTATTGTATACTGAACAAATTGAGTGTTGGTATTTTCAACGTTGTTATACTTGGCGTCGCCCATCTCATTCACTAAGTGAGTCGGTACGCCTAACATTGTAGCTATTTCTGCCTTTTGGAACTTTCTGTCATCCAGGTATTGAGCATCCTGGTGGTTCATTTTTAATGGGACGTACTTTTGACCTTTATCAAGCACGGGAGTCCCCATATTGTCCGCACCCAAACTAACATTTGCCCAATTTTCTCGCAAATTTCGCTTAGTTTCCTCGTTTAAGCTGCCTTCTAACTCCAAATAACCACTACTCAAAAAGCCTTTATCATAGCTATTTTTGCCGTATTTCTGAGCTGATATCGTAGCCCCAAGTTGGTTTTTGTAGGCTTGGATTGGGTTTATACCTACATATCCGTTGTGGCTCAACCCTTTAATGTGATACATATCTTCGTAAAGCACCTTGATAGTGCCTTTTTCTTGATACTGCACCTCATAAACTACCGCATCATCATACACGTAGACTGTAACATTGTCTGGATGTACTATGGATAAACCAATAGGTTGATATTGTGCATTTCTGCGGATTAAGCTATACCCGTTGCCGTAATTAATTACACTCTGCATCATGTACTCATGCCAGTTATAGCTATTCATATTCTGATTAGCCATGTCAGTAATTAACGGCACACTAGGGTTATCGTAAATTGTCTTTCTATCGTTTTCGGTTGTTTCTACCAAGTGTTTTGGCAATCCCGAAATGGTACCAGCTAGAATCTGTGAGCATCTGTTCCAGCTTGCAATGCCGCTTACTGAATCAATATCTACTGACGAAGTACCAAACCCATACCCATAAAAACTATTGTAATATGGATTGAGCTGGCTTGCTTGCCGCTTTTCTGCTCTCGTGATTTCTAGCCCTAATATTTTCATTACTCTGTTTCTTCTTCTTTCTCGACTAGATTGTACTGCGTGTCTAATTCGTATTGCTTATCCGAATCGACATCCGCACCTTCTAGTATTGCAGTAATGTACGCAGATCGTACACCGTTTATCTGGTTGGCTTTTGCTTCCAAATCCGCTAGTTGTTTACCTAGCTTTTTTAAAGTTCGCTTCTGCTTATCGCTTGTGCCAATCATTCCCAATCTCCACCGTTTAAGCCCCATCTTAATTCACTGCTTACAACCGCTATTAATGCAGTTTTCAAATCCTGCTTTCTTTGCTCAGTAAATGTCATACCATCACTATAACCTTGATGAGTTGCCTGCCATAAAGCATCTACCTTAGCTGAACTATATCTTTCTTCCCAGTCACGCTCTTCTAGTATCACTTTTCCCCCATCTTGATCCGTGTAGAAGTAAACACCCCTTAAATGATACTCCCCATCGTACATATTGAATGTTAATAACCCGCACTCTGGTGTAAACTCAATTTGACGAAAGTCATCTTTAATCTTCTTTTTACTCTTTATTGATACTATCATACTGCTGCCCATGAAGTTAACCCCCCATTATAATACTGGAACTGGTTGTCTGTTGTGTTATAAATTAAAAGACCATTTGCAGGACTACTAATTGCGTTACGTTGTGCAGTATTCATGCGTGGAATCAATACACCCTTAGAAGTACTATCAAACTGTAATATGCTGCTTTGTTCTTGTGTTGTGTATGTCCCAAACGTCCCATTTGACCTTAACGAAACTTTAAATGTCTGTACAGTCGCATTCCCCATAGTGACATTACTAGTGGATGCACTAGCCGAAGAGTAGGAAAACCACCCATTACTATATACTGGGTCTCTAAATACACCACTATAAATCCTATCAACCTTTAACCCGTCGACATTCCAAGACATTTTATCGGTCTCGATAGAACCGTTATTGTTATACAAAAAACCTTGATTAGTCCCACTTGTATAAGGGTCTCCCTCAGACAAACCAGAATCGCCAGCAAATACAGTTTTAAGACTTGCAATAGTTACCTTTTTGCTCTGATCCGCATCCAAGTCAACAATTTCAAAAACGTCAGAATCATTAACGCTGCCACCTGCTAACTCGGTTAAATCTGTTATTTTAAAACTAGCCATTTATGATTCTATAATCCCCACTTTGAATAATTCTATAACCACCGCTTTGCGTGATTCTAACACCATCTGGTATCTGTGGTATTAATGTCCCTATCGTACTAGCTACAACCGTATTAGCAAAAGTCCGCTGGTCTGCCGTGTTAGCAAACCCCTTTTGATTTGCCGTTGCACCAAATTTCTTTTGATTGCTACTAGTTGGCATTAGTTACTGTATCTCACATTTACCCACGAATCATCTATAACACCCTCCGTACCATCTGCCAACGTGCATTTACTTTGAATACTGTAACAACCGATTGCCCAATTATCAGTCGTTGTATCTGGTATTAAAATAGTTGTAATTCCGCTTGCTGGCGTAGTGTGTGATGTTGTTGTAACCTCCGCAATGTCTGACCCGTTCCGATCAATTACCGTTGTTACAATGCTTGCCCCAGTTAAATCTACCGCTTCACCGTTATAAGTCACGGTTAAAACCATTGTCAAGTCACTACCTTGTACGATGTCGTAGTTATTAGTTGTGGGCATAATACAAAGGTAATGCGTCACAAGTGTATTTTTTTTAACTAAAAAAGGGGCTACCCTCTCGGATAAACCCCTAATACAAAGAAAGCACCTAAATTCTTTTATCTATGCCCCATCATCTCTATTGTTTGACCACTTCCAAAACTTTGATTTGAAACTTTCATACGAACTATAAGGCTTCCATTCTTTAAACTCCATCTGAACCCGATCAAGTACCATGTAATAGGCTTCTTTTCTACTTACCTTGTGCAAATGACTCGTTTTTCTAACCGCTTTGCAGAATTCATTCCAATTTGTGTCTCCTACTATCTTGTTAACGTTCATATCATAACTAATTTACCACCCGATTCGTTTAAGTAACTATCATGTTCTTTTTTCTTCGTCGGATCTGCCGCATAACTTAACGCCATGACATTTGATACTATACCATCTATCTTGGTGTTTGGTGTTTCTGGCTTCTTTTTTATTGGTCGCATTAAATTATTAAACTGGTGCAACGAGCAACAATCATTCATCCAACTCAATACTGGATTCCCTAAATGGTTAAATCTTTGAGCTAATGTCAACTCAAATAACATACTAGTGCCAAATGTCATGTCTTTGGCTCTTTGCTGAAATTCTGTTACATGAACATTATTTTCTTGCAAAGGAACAATCACATCAGTAGACATTGTTGGGTCATAAAGTATAGTTTGTATGTCATACGTTTTTACAGTCTGCATAATCTTGTCTACAATATACTTTCTGTCAATTGTATTGCCTGGTGTTTCTATGATTAAACCATTATCTATCCATGTCTGATATTGTATTAGTTGTTTTGGGTCAATTCCATCAATGCTTTTTTCTTCTGGTAAAAAAAACCAGTTAAGACTCACGTACTTGTCATCTCCTATTGGAAAAACTAAACTATAAGCGGTAACATCGTTTTTACTAGACAAATCTAATCCCCCATAACATAAGCTACCTTTCAGCGTTTCTACATCAAATTCCCATTGAGACTTAGCCCATACATCGGCATTAATCCATTGGCTGCTCGTGTTGTTCCAGATATTCAAATGATACCTAAAAAACTTAGCCTTATTAAATCCGCTTGACTTCGCCTTTGTGATTTCGTCTAGCCAGAACTCACGGGTAATTGCACCAGGTACCAAGTAATTTGGATTACATTCTGCAAACACCTCTTCACTAGCCCAGTCATCTAGTCCCTCGTCTATTCTATCTTTGTCAGCACAATAAATGCAAACTAACAAACTCTCATCCTCTCGGTGTCCTTGTGTTACTAATATAGCGTGTTCCCTCCTTTGGTAGCTTATACCTTGTAAGTCCTCGCCAGCAGTTGTAATTGTAACGCTCAATGGGTTTGATCGTGTTGCCATTGACTTCTCAGCTACCTCTATCAAGTCACCGTTTTTATGCTCGTGTTCCTCGTCAATAATTACTAGATTTGGTGCTTGCCCATCTTCTCCCCCAGCTTCTTTACTCCAGACCGAATATCTTTTTTCTCCGTCATTCCTTAGTAGTACGTTGCTACTTCGGTAGTGTGTTATCTGCTCGTTTAGTTCTTTGTTCGTTTTGATAGACTTGGCTACCATGTCAAAGACAATACGTGCTTGCTTCCTTCCCCAAGCCAAGCCGACTAACTCCGCCCCTAGTTCTGGCTCTATGTGCATGAAGATTTGAACCAGCGCAGCTATTAAACTAGACTTGCCATTCTTTTTAGGTACTTCTACTCTAAGCCTACGAAACTTTCTAGGGTAAAACTCTTTGACTATTTCACCAGCCTTATTTTTAATGATTTTCTTTTGCTTGTGCTTCCACCCGAACAAAGGTCTAAGAATCCTATCCTTTTGCCATTCTTCTAAAACCAGATTTTGACCTGCCAAATCTCCTTTAGAGTGATAACACTCGTTTTCAATATAGCGTATAACGCTCTCGGCTGCTTCTTCATCATACCAGTATTTATCTGTGTCTATTTTCGATATGTCCGTAAAGTGGCTCAAAGTTTATATTTAGGTTTATCCTCTTTTTCTTCTGGTTTGTTAGCCAACATTACACTTCTGCGACTGCTAGGTGTCAGCCCGAACTCTGCACTCAGTTTTGTTAATAGCTTCTTCTCCTCTCGCAGCTCTTTGAATATTGGATTTACAACTCTGCCCTTTTCTGTGTATTCTACTCTTTGCTCATTAGCACAAATAGCTTCTAACTTGTTACAAGCGTCATAAGTTAAGCACCATTGTTCAAACATTGGCAAATCAACAAACCCAACCCAACCATACACCTTGCCTATGTGCATTAGTTCACGTGTCCAGATGTCAGCTTGCTCTTTTGTGAAGCGATCAGGTGGAGTGGGCATATTATCATGTCCTACAAAAGCAAGCGCACCAGTATCGTCAACATCAGACGTATGTCTAGATGGTCGGTAGTACCCTTTGTCTTTTACTACCGCTATCGGTTGTGGCTTTTGTCCTCTTTTACCCATACTTTGTATCCTTTCTATTCCTGCACCCTTTCCAACTTTTCTAAATTAGCACGCAAAACAAAAGAAG